GCAAAGTTTTCTACTGCTTTTATGAAATCCTCTAAAAGATCTACAGTGTTTTTACCTAATAATACAGGTTGTGCACTATAGTCTATAGCTGTTCTTGCTTTTTCTCCTAAGAATATTTTCTTAGAATCAATACAAACATACTCATCTGCATCTATATTAACAGATTTACTATTTATTCCTACTGATATTGCTGCTGAAAGTAGTATAGATTCTTCTTTTGCATTTAAAAATAAACGTCCGCTGTTTAAAATTACCTGCGGTTTGTTGTAAGCATTAGATGTTTCCGGTATTTTATTATAAGAAAGCCTTCTAGTATTGGCTTGTTGTAGCGGTATTTGGTGAAATCCTGTAAAATAAAGAGATCCGAAGTTCTTATTTACATCTTCTATAATACCGGCGAAGCCACTTGGTGCTGTAATCTGTCCGTTAGCAATTAATATTAAAGGCTGTCCGTTATTTTTTGAAGTAGTAAGTGGGTTGTTTATATGCTGAGATCCTGTAAACCTAATAGATTGACCTTGACGTCCTTGAATCATAAAATCTCCAGGGTAATTTATAAGAGGATTTATTTTTCCACTCTCTTTAAACCCTTTACCAAATAGAGTTTTACTGAAGTTTGGGTTTCTAGTATTTGGTGAAGCATTATGTTCCGGAGCATTCCATACGTTAACGATACGAGTCCAAGCTTTTCTATTTCCTTTACCTGTTTCTTCTGTGGCAGAAGGGCTAGATTCGATAGCTATTATTTCTCCTACTAATGGAATATCTTTATACCTAATATTCCCTTGAAAAGCAAAAGGTACTTCTGGGGTTTCATCAGGGTCTCTATCAGCACCACTGCTAATACTAGCATAAAAGCATCCATTAATAGCTAGAGCGCTTCCCATTTCTTTGTACCTAGGGTGTTTACTGTCTAGTATAATATCCTGTACTCGACCATAGGTTGTACCGCTATTTGATCCGCCTCTGGATCCTCCGCTACTTGCTCCAACTCCTGTACCTGATCTACTGGTCGCCATTGTCCGTTTCTTTTACTTCTTTGTTAATCGTTTCAGCTTCTTGTAATAATTCAGCTAATTCTGATAAGTCGAATTCTTCTCCTTTTGATTGTCCTGTTTCGATTCGCTGAATGATAGTAGCTAGCTTAATCAGAGCTTCATCATTCTTAACACCAATCTCCATATATTCTTTTATCATAGGTACTACTAATGTAGCATCTCCTATGCTTTCAATCAAGGGTTTTAATTCTGCAATCAAAGCAGTAACTTGCGAACGGGTAGATTTAGAATTAGTATGTATCTCTTGAAATAAATCAGCAAGAGAGGTTTCTCCAAAAATTTTCTTATCTAAACTCATACTTTTTTAATAATAAATAGGTTAGTCGAGAATATTGACTACTAACCCGTTTTCACTATACTCAAAATACTTGTTATAGAATTCTGATTTTAGTTTAGATATTACTCTAGTTAGGTGAGGTGTTTCGCAGTCAGTCATCTCTCTAATATAAATATAGAGCGCTTTTTTCTTAAAGATTTCTAAATCATGTCTAGTCTTAAAGATAGTCAATACTGCATCTGCTATCTTAGCTTCTTGTTCTTTTGGAAAAAATTCATCTACCCTTTCGTACATTTCTGTTATCCACATATCTAGGAATGCTGATAAAGACATCTTAAATTGTCCGTCAACTTCTAAATCCGGTTCATAACACTCTTCTACATCCGAGAAGGATCCTATCTGCTTTAATTTTTTATAGTTCTTATTGTTGTAGTTTATTAACCACCTCTTTACAATTGTACCGAAGTATGAGTAAGCCTTTGCTCCATTAGTAGCATCAAACTTCATAATCTTCTCTTCTAATAAAACAGAAACGATCTCATGTTTGAGATCTTCAATATGTTCTACGTCGGTATAGTAAAATTTAAAGGTATGAATTATATTCTCTGCCAGTTTATAAAACGGCATATAAATATGATCTGTGAATATTTTAGCTCTATAAACGTGATCTGAGGAAGTATTATAAAGGACTATGTAGTCTTCTGTCTCTTTTGTAAAGTAATTACTTTTCGCTTTGGTTCTGGCCATAATTAGTCGGGAGCATGTATCGGTTTAGCTCTTCTTGTACGTTTTGTAGTTGTTTAAAGAAATAACCGACCTCATCGTCCGACTGAAAAGTTCCTTCTCCGTCTAACTTCTGTAGGTGCATTTTTGCTTCAGCAATAGATGCTGAAATATTGTTTAAGTATTTAACTTGATCTTGTATAACATCTTCATATTTCTCTACTTTAGTAAGTAGGTTGTATATTGCAAACACTGATACAATTAGAAGTAGCCCTAAAATTGATATAATCCAAATCATATTATAAATTTTTAATTAAGTTTGATAAACCTTCTGATGAATTAACAGGGCGTCCTGTAGAGGCTTTAGCTTTTTGTACTTTAGGTTCTGTAACTCCTCCTTTATTCTTCCATAAATCATATTCTACCTTAGAAGCCATAAAGTCTGCTGAGTGTAAAATATTTACAATGTTAGTTTTCATTCGAGAGTCTGGGTTGTGACTAAAGAAATAAGCTTCGTTAGCTTTATCAAACACACCATCATGTAGCCTAATACCTAAATACTCATTATGAGATAATTTAATACCGAATCTCTGTAAGATGTAAAGAGAACGGTCCGGAATAAGCATAAACGAGATTTCAGGATTAGGAGTATACATTTCATGTAACTTATCTTGTCTCCATTTATCTGTTTGAGGAATATAACAATCCCTATCTCCGTCACCAATTTTACCTAGATCATGGAAGATAGCTGCCATTACCAACTCTTCATCGGTAAAGTCAATAGAAGCTCCCATAGACTGCCATAATTCTTTTTGTTTTACGGCACATTGTACAACTCTATTAACATGGTCAATGTATCCACCCGGAAAAGCATTATGGTACCATGATTTACTACTAGCAGGAGCCATTACCATATGTTCGGCTAACGTTTCTACTAGAGCTAATACGCTATTTTTACGATCATCACCAATGTAATGGTTAATAATCTTAATATGTTTATCCCAATTTGATTGGATTTGTTCGGCACTTAACATAACTTGATTTTTTTTATAGGATTTCCCTGTTTTATATTTATATCTATATATTTAATATCTTATATATTTATTTAATATCTTTATATTATATCTAATATCTTATATATTATTGAAGATATATAAAAAAACGCAGAATAGCCACTCTTTTGTAAATTATTTTTCCGGATCCATTAAATTACTTTTCTTTGCACCTGGAAAGCTAGCTTTTTTTACTGGTTTTTCTTCTGTCGGTTCTGGAAGGTGAGCAGTAACAGCAATTAAAAAGTCTGCAACCTCTGAACCTGTATCGGTAATAGGGGTAATCACTTTAGTAGAAGTGGTTTTTTCTTGTTCTTTTTCGGTAGAAGTGATTTGAGTAGCCTTTCTTAGACTTTCACCCTCCTTAATCACCCTATCAAGCTCATTTCTTACCTTATCTCCAGCAGAAAAGTTTGTTTCTTTATCTACAAACATTCCCTTATACTCAGCTACACCTAAAGCATAGATGATTTCATTTAATTCTCGAATAGTTAAATTCATATACATGTTTTTAAATTAGTTTATACCTTAAGATACGGACTATTCCGCAGAAAAACAACTTTAAGTCAGTGAATAACAAAGATTTTTATTGAGAATGAAGGAGTTAGGGAGTGTGCCTGCGAAATACCTTAAGAAGGCCGAAGGCCCCACGCGCATCGCGCGCATTTTGACCCGAAAATTTTATATTCTAATCAACTCTTAGCTTTAATTCTTGCAATAAACTATCAACATTGTAGTCGTAGATAGGAGGAGTCATTGTATTCCTCAATAAATCATCAAAAGATTTTATTACAGCACACCTCTCATAGTATTCTTTCTCTTGATAATAATAGAGTAGGTGGTCGAGGGCGTGGAATACTCCCATCTTATCATATTCTTCGGTAATGACATAGATGTTTTCAAACTTTTTAAGGTTAATCCTAAGGAGATAGGCGTAGAGGCGGTTATAAAATTGTTCCTTAACAGTCTCTCTTACAGATTCATACTGCTCCTTATATCTCATCATGTACATTCCATCGATGATAGAGTAATTCTCTAACCCTCTCACCACCATACCCATTAATACATACGGGTTTTCGAACAAATGTTGTATGTTATGCTCTTCATATATAGTCTCATCAGAGGCATTGAAGATGTTAAAAAGTTTATTCGGGTCTAATTTGTTCATTTACTCGCATATAATAGTTGCTTCTTTGATAAATATATCGTATATTATATAGAAGTATAAGTATTAATATGCTGAAAGGCAACTAAATTAAAGTATTATGGTAGAAGTGTTATTTTTATTACTAGGAGCTACTAGCTTTTGTTTATCTACAACATGAGCAGAAGAAGGACCTGGAAAAGAGGGTTAAGTCTCTAGAATCAGATTACTTAGGTTTATGTGACGGTCTAAGAGATGTAGAAAGAAATGCATTTGAATCCTTAACCTCTCAGATTCATACCCTAAAAGCAGATATGTGGCAACGTCTACATGCTCATGATTGTGAGGCACGTGATAAGAAAATTAAAGATATATTAAAAGATTAGTCGATAACTCCCGGGTCACCGCTCTTCAAATCCATGTTATAT